GGGCTTACCCCTGCCTCTCTTTCTGTATTGCTAGGCAGTAGCCTAGCCATTACCACAGTTTCGGCTATTTAGCAAGGATTATAACGAAATCGTTATAATCTCTCTATTCGGCTCATAGCATACTCTCTCTCTATAGTCAATAGGGTATCTCTCTCTGTTATGAAATCGTTATAACCAAGATTAACCGGCCGTTCTCTCTCTGTTAACCAGCTGTTTACTTTGGTGTGGTAAGCGTTTTGTTGCGTTGGTAGCCTTTTAGCCTTAACTATGCGATTGAGCGTAGCGAGCACGCACGGCACGGCTAAGGCTAAAAGGCTACCAACTCAACAATTTCGGGTATGCGAAAGCCCCCAAGCCAGAGAGGGGGCTTGGGGGCTTTGGGCTGGTCACAGAAAGGGGAAAAAGACCAGCCTATAGCGAGGTGGGACAAATCACCTGCTAATTCTTATGTTTTCCTTGTCTATACCACTTTAGAAAGTCGGTGGCACAGGTAATACATAGAGCAGTTGGGGCTACAGTTGGGTCTGTAAGTTGTGTTTTACAGACAAAACACTTCTTACCAGTATAACTACCCATTGTTATCTAGTTTCATCTTACTAGGGTCATAGATACCTAGCAAGGCGAGTAATTCATTAGGGGTCATTAGTAGAGCATAACACAGTTTAGGCAAGAAATACAAAGGCATTGTGCCGTTTCCCTTGAGGTAATTGCCTACAGTTCCAGCAGTTACGCCAAAGTTATTACGCCTACAAAAGTCGGCTAGGGACTTATACCCTAGGCTCTTGTATCTAGCCTCTATTAGTTGTTGCTTACGCTTGCGTTCTTGGGTGTTCCAGTCGTAATAGGCTTGTATTTTCTCATAACGAGTTTCGGCTGGCTCATTTGGGTCATACTTCGGGTATTCCATTATTTACTCCTCATTGTAATTAGTCGTGCTTGTAGTCGGGATAGGGCAATAATGGCTTTACTTAGTAGCCTTATTGCTATGTGGCGTGGGCTTGGGTTGTATCTGTGCTTACTCATTACAGCACTCCAAGTTACAGTAACCACGCAAATCCATACCTAAAGCGTGGGTGATTTCAGGCTCGTTCTCATAGAACTTATCGCCGTCTAGCCATTGAGCCTCATAAGCAAAGCAGTCGCTTTCGTCAATACTGGACAGGTTTATAGTGATGTCGGGGTATTGGCTAGCCAAGTGGTCTAATGCCTCTACTGGTGGTGACCACGCACTTTCTAGGTGATAGGTAATCTCTAGAGAAACTGGCATAGTATCTGGGTCAGTATCGCCCATCTCACCTGCGAGAATAGTAGGCATTTCATAGACAATAGAGGCTTCGTCTGTTATCTCCCACTTAGTTCCCCAGTTACGGCAGTTCCAGTTATACCAGTCGTCGCTGGTCTTGCGTTCCTCTAGTATCTTGACGAGAGCCTGATTAGCGTCAAAAGGCGTGCTGGTCTTATCAGCCTTGTCTATCTCTACCAAGTCAGGGTCAGCCTTTACAATGCTGTCAAAGGCTTTCTTACCCCTCTCTAGGTAGGTATCAAGGTTACTAGGCTTTACTATGTTCCATAGCAAGAATACTCCCTCAACCTGCTCGGCTGGGGTAGGTTCGCCTTTCCAGTTAGTTTCTCCAGCCCAAGGTGTAGTATAAGGCTTAGCAAGCCTATCCTTTATTGCCATTACTGTATCGTAGTCACCAACGATAGTGACTTTACTGCTAGCCCAATTCGGCATTAGTCGTTCTCCTCAATACAAGTGTGGTTATTCCAGTCTTGTTCGGCTGTGTCAGAATAGTTATCCACTATAAATCCACAATGGTTACATTTAGTCCAGCGTGCCATTAGTCGTTCTCCTCTTTCTGTTTGATAAGGAACTCTAGGTCATCAGCAAGTTCATACCCAGTCTGGGTGAACTCAATGTGACCTGATAGTGTTTGCTGTGCCTCTCCAATGAACTCTGACCATACTCTCTCTACATCTGCTCTATCTAAGCCTGTATCTACAAAGTAGGTCTTGTCCCAATACTCCACAATGATTTCATCATCTAGAGCATTGTCTTTTAGTATCTGTGCGATTAGGTCTTTTACCTTCATCTCTCAATTCCTTTCTGTGAATTGTAATACGAGTTTATACCTATCTCTCTCTAAATAGCAACTCTCCTGCGTGTATTCCAGGTAAACATTAGATGAACAACAGGTGAACAGCCCTGCCAACTCAACAATTTAGCCATTTAGCCATCCGACGATCCGGAGAAGATGGCTAAATGGCTAAATTGTTGAGTTGGGAAAGCCCCCTAGCGTGATGAATGAAACGCTAGGGGGCTTTTATGCCAGAGAACCAGTCTGGCTTGGGTTGAGGGGCTGGGCTGGGAGAACCAGCCCCTCAAGTCTGTTGGTTAGTCTACCTCTACCTCTGTGTCGGAAATGTCAAATCCGTAACCAGCCTCGTCAAGGTCGCTGTTGGTAACGGTAGCTTCGGCTGTAATGTTTAGGTCGCTCTCAATGTCGTCCCAGTCATAACCTCTAGGGGCTGTTACCTCTAGTGAGCCAGTAATGGTAATGTTTACTGTCTTAGTGACTTCTGCCTCAATGTCAAAGATTTCGCATAGTTCGTCACGAACTTCCTCGTCAATGTCGTTCCAGTTGTCGTCAAGAAATGTCTCAAGTTTGGTGACTTTCCTGATTAGTTCCTGCCACTTCACATACCACTCTTGCTTTTCGGTTTCTAAGCTTTTTAGGTTTTTGTGTAGGTGAGTGAGTTCGTGGCGAATAGTTACCTTGTCGCCCCCAGTTACCCAGCCGTTATCTATGTAGCCATAGAACTTTACTTCTAGGTCTAAGACATCTGCTAGTGGCTTTACTGGTGTTGTTGCTAGTTCGGTCAGACCTGCCTCTGCGAGTTTTTCCTCAACAGTTAGTTCTGGCTTTGGTTCTTGGTTCTCTTGGTTCTCATACATAGTAATCTCTCTTTCTGTAGGTTGTGTATTGCTATGTATTACTATTATGGCAGTTGGGGGTGGCAAAACCCAAATCCTAGAGGCAAACTCTAAGTAAAGCTTTTGTGAACAACAGGTAAACGGATCTCCCAACTCAACAAAGCCCAAAGCCCGATCTTTATTAGGGGCTTCGGGCTTTGGGCTTTGTTGAGTTGGCACGAAAAAACCCCCCAGCGAGAACCTTGGGAGTTCGCTGGGGGGCTGGTATTATCGGGCTAGACACCAACACACCCGATAAGTCTAACTAGGCTGGTGAGCCTCTGGCTCTACCTCTACCCACTCGCCGTCTATGAACTGTTTTTCGTTCACTAACTCACTAATAGCCCCTGAGTATAGGTCATAGTAAAAGGCGTATAAATCAACCTTTTGTAAATCCTCTATTGTTTCGGCACTGTCATAGCCAAACTCTTTCCACCTGTTTTGATACTCAAAGTCTAGGCTAGCCCAGTCTAATTGAATGTTAGCCGTATAAACTGGAACTGCTCCGTCGGCGTATTCGTGAGCGATGTCCTCGGGATAAGGTCGCCCTAAAATCCACTCTCGGTTATCCCAGATTTCTTGGTTGATTTCTGTTTCTGTCCAAAGTGCCATTTGCTGGTTCTCTCTTTCTGTTTGGTGTAGCCCCTTTGGCTACTCTCTTATACTAATGCCACCTAATGACTTATTAGGTAGCGAGCTGATGAATGTCAGGTTAATATTAGGTAAACGGATCAAGCCAACTCAACAAAAGCCATTTAGCCAACCCTCTTATCTAGTGGGTGTTATGGCTAAATGGCTTTTGTTGAGTTGGCAAAAACCCCCTAGCAAGTCAGGTTGCTAGGGGGCTGGTCTTTGCCGGTTTATCCGTAAGTCAGTTCACCGAAAATCGCATACTGGATAACCATATCGCCAAAGCAAGCGTCAGCGTCCTCAATGTCTAGGGAGTAAGTGCCACAGTGCTTCTGCCCTGCGTTTAGAGCCAACTGGTATCCCTTTGCTAGTTGCGCTAGCGTAACGGTGTGCCACTTGTCTTCTTCCTCGTCATACAACTTAAAGTCCTGTGGGTTAGGCTCGTAGTCTGGCAAGTGCCAAAGGCTAATCTTGCTACCATCAGGCTTACGGATTTTACTCGCCCAGTAGGTAATACCTGCGCCATCACAGCCCCAGATACCTTCCCACAAATCATCAAGCGAAACCTCTACGCTTACAGTGATTACCTCGCTCATTAGTATCCTGCCTTTTCTAGAATAGCAAGCACAGTATCTACCTGCTCGTCGGTTAGTTTCTCTATTGCTTCGGTGTTGATTACACTCTCGCCGAATAGATTTTCCATTGGTTCTCTCTTTCTTTTAGGTAGCCCTTTTGGCTACATACTCACTCTATACCACAGGCGACCAGACAAGGTAGCCGGTGAGTAAATGGCAAATGAACGTTAGGTGAACAAAGCAGCCAACTCAACAAATAGCCAACAGCCATACATCCGATCAGGATTAGTATGGCTGTTGGCTATTTGTTGAGTTGGCATAAAAAAGCCCCAGAGCGAAAGGGGGGTCGCTCTGGGGCTGTGGTTAGAGTAGGGAAATGAGAGAACCTACTCTAAGTTTGTTTCGTTGTTTAGTATGTAAAGCACATACAAAGTTTCTGTTTTTTCTGTATGAACAAAAGTATACTTAGGAAACTTTCTGCGTAAATAAGTTATTTCGGTTCGCTTTACAGGGTTATTGTAAATAGCCCATTGGTTCGGGTGTTTTGTAAGTTCTGTTAGAAACGGCTCAATGTTTCTAATAGTGCTTCCTGCTCTGCCTTTTTTTGGAACTAGGCTTTCGTCAATAAACTTGATTTCCATTAGTTTTCCTCCTCATTTTCGCCAAAGGCTTCTCTGGCTTCTTCCATTAGACCCATAGCATCTCGTAACGCTTGGTCTAGGCTGGTGAAACCCTGTATCCTAATCGGCTCAATAGGTTCTAAGCCTTTGTAGTCGTTACAGGTTGGGCATACTGCTTGCTCGGTGTGTGTTCCGTCAAATACACAAACGCTCATTAGTTCTCCTCATCCTCGATAATGGTGTTATTGGTGTTGTCTGGCTCGTCGTGAGGTTCGCCACACTCATCACATTTTTCTTCACGACACTCAAAGCAAGAGCCGTCTAGGTCTAGTTCTCGTTCGCAACCTCCACAGACCTCTTCGAAGTCGATAGACTCGGTGCCAGAGTAGTAAGAGTTCAGGTCAGACAAAAACGCCTTCTCTGCCTCTTCTTGTGTGTTGCCTTCTACTACACCCTCGTATTCATAGAGGGCTTTGATTTTGTAAAATGCCATTTGGTTCTCTCTTTCGTTTCTCATTTATGTAGCCTTTTGACTACTCTCTAATACTAGGGTATAGGGCACGCCCACAGGTAGCCGTCAGGTAAAAGCCAGATGAACAACAGATGAACAGATCGCCCCAACTCAACAAACAACAGCCAGCCAGCTTTTATATAGCTTTGGCTGGCTGTTGTTTGTTGAGTTGGCAAGAAAAAGCCCCCCTGCTCCTAGATTTAGCAGGGGGGCGGTGTTGGCGAGGGGATGAATGGAAACCTCACCAAGTCTATTTAGTCCTCGCCGAAGAACTCCTCGGCTGTGAGGGTGTGAGAGCGTTGAGTTTCTTTGATACGCTCCTGCTCATCACGCTCCTTAACTAACGCCTCAATTTCGGTGTAATAGTGTTCTTGGTAATAAATCCAGAGGTCAAGGTGCATTAGGGTATAAATGCTGTCTGGCAGAGTGTCGGTCATTTCATTAAACCTATTTAGATACTCAGTAGGTAATGAGCGCCACTCGTCTAGGATTTCACTGTGCCACACTGGCACGCCACTATCGGCGTATTCACCTGCCAAGTCTTGTGGATAAGTCTGCTCCAATAGGTATTCTTTATCAGCTAAGATTTCTGCCTTAAACTGCTCTGGTGTATAAAGTGCCATTTTGTAGTTCTCTTTCTCTCAATTTGTAGCCCCTTTGACTACTCTCTAACTCTACACCCCTAGGGGGACTTACTAGGTAGCGACGAGGTGAATGTCAAATGAACAGCAAGTGAACAGATCGCTCCAACTCAACAAAGCCACAAAGCCATACACCGATCTAGGTAAGTATGGCTTTGTGGCTTTGTTGAGTTGGCATAAGAAAACTCCCCTGCCAGTTTCGGCAGGGGAGTCCTTTTCTTGAGAGAGAAACTTATCCCTCGACCTCGAGCAATACCTCGAAGCCGTATGCGTCTTTTATCCAATCAGCGTTTAGCGTGAATAACTTTTCTACAACCTCAGAATAACCGAAATCTTCATCAGTAATCCACTCAGTTCTAGTTTCGCCGTCATTGGCAGTAAATACCTTAGCGTATTCTACGCTAACCCGATAAACCTCACCAGCGAACCTAGCGTCAAAATCCTCAGCGACAGACTCTAATCCCTTAGCATTCCATTCCTTTCTCAAGTCATAGATAACCATTGTGTGCCATTCGCCTTGACTAAATCCCTTTAGTCCATAGATAAGGAACGGAATACCCTCGCCTGTGAAGTAATCGCTAACGGCGTCCTCAATTAGAGTGCCGTCCGAAACAATTTCCTCAATTTCAGTCTTGGCGTCATCATCAGTGGAATAACGGGTGAAGTTGTTTGGAGCGTGGAGTGTCTGAACGCCTAAGCCAATATTGCGAGCAACCTGATCGATAGTGTCATAGTCCTCTTCATAATCAGCAACAACTCTCACGCTTGGGCTAATTTGGAATACTTGTTCTCTTTTTGTTTCTACTAACATAATTACTACTCTCTCTTGTGAGCAAGTCCTCTGTGCCTTGCTTCACTTACTACAATACACCACGCCAAGCGTGTTAGCTAAACGCTAGGTTGATGTTAGGTGAACACTAGGTGAATAAGCCTGCCAACTCAACAAATTAGCTAATTAGCCGATCTAAGGTTACACCGGCGGCTAATTAGCTAATTTGTTGAGTTGGCGCAAAGTTCACCCACTGTTCATCTCTGAACAGCAGGTGAACTCTGGCTGAACTTTAGTCCTCTGCTGGCACGCCGTTCTGGTAGTCCTCAATGCTGTCGTAAGATACGCCCTCAACTCTAATTGCCCCGTGGCTGTGGATGAGGTAATCAGTTTCACTTGACATCATAAGAACTTGCTGGAGGTTAGCAATTAGAGTTCTAGCCGCTTCACGGGTAATCTCAACCTGAACTGCTGACGGCTGAACTAGCCCGTCCTCTAGGTGATAGAGGTTGCGAATGGTTAGGCTAATGTCAGCGTTTCCAGTGTGTCTGCTATCATTTAGCAGGATGTTAGTTTCTACTCTCACTTGGTTCTCTTTCTATTTTGGGCAAACTCTCTTGGTTTGCCTCACTTACTAACTTACAGGATTACACCTAAACAATAGGTATTAGTTTGATGAACGGCAGATGAATTAAGAATTAACCTGCTGTTAACCTAGGGTTCACCCCCCGTTCAACTCAACAAAATAGCTGGCAACAAACAACGTTGCCTAGCTATTTTAAATTGTTGAGTTGGCGGCTGTTCACCAAAAGTTCATCTAATGTTAACTTTCCCCGAAGGGAGGAGGGCTGGTTTCCCAGCCCTCCTGTTTGCTAAGCTTCTAGCCCTGCGATTACCTGTTCTTTGGTATCTGTTGGTTCTACCCCTGGCTTGCTGTAATCAGCAAGTAGGCAATCCTCATCACAGATAACTCTAACCTGTGCCCTGCTCCACAGCCCTTGGTGAGTATTACACCACCAATCAAATCCGTCTGCCTTGTCGCCTGTAAAGTAATCGCTTAGGTTTCTGTCCAAGGCTGGTATCCAAATTTCTGGGAATTTCCAAGGCTTTTCCAAGGCATAAGTATCAAACTTTAAACCTCGTGCCTTGTAAGCGTTTAGAATTGAGCCGATTAGGTTGAGTAGTTCTAATGAACCTAGTTCATCAATTCTTTCTAGATAACTTTTTTCCATTTGTTTGTCCTTCTTGTTTGGAGGTTTGGGGGAGGTTGCCCTCCCCCGTCGCCTGTTTGATTAGTTAGTTCTAGTGGTTAGGGAAATTGGAAATTGTGAGTAAGTTCCCTCAGTACAATAGGTTAGTTTTCCCCAAGGTGTGTGGATAGAGTAGTTGTATCCCTCGCAGTTAGGCTCGTGGTTCTTGTCGCAGTTTGTCTCCAAGTCAATTTTTACGGGTTCTACAAACTCAATGTGGTTATTTTCCCAAATTGCCATTACATAGCCATACCATAGTTCATTTTCTGGTCCAGAGGTAATGTGTTGTTCGGTAATTCTAATTTCCATTTTGGTTCTCTCTCTAATCTGGAGAGGTTCTCTTGCCCTCTCTCAATTACTACATTACAGGATACTTATTTGGATCTATACCAATTCAGATGAACGTCAGGTAAATTAATTGTTCACCTAATGTTCACCTAACCCCCCGCCAACTCAACAATTTATGGCAACGAAGTTGCCTATAAATTGTCAAAAAAGCCTGTTAGCTATGCTACAGGCTTTTTTGTTGAGTTGGCAAGGCTTAGCCAGCCGGGGTCTCCGGCTGGCTTGCCTAATCCCTCCTAGTGTCCTGACTTGTAGAGTTCTAGATACTGCTCAATGGCTTGGAGCAAAGCGTTGTGGTTGCCCTCGTAGCGTTCCACTAGATACGCAAAACGCTTAGCCCAAAGTTTGCGGCGTTCGTCTTGGATGTAGTAAACGGCAGCTGAATAGCCCTGCTCCTCTAGAGTGTGGTAGCCGACATCTTCGCAAGTCCAGCAAGCGTTTTCCATGTCGTAGCCAGCAGTGAACTTGCCGTGGCAGCAAGAGCCTTGGGCGATACGCTCACGCAAGTATGCGATTTGAGCGTTCTTGACGGCAATGGCTTCACGGGCGATTTGTGCGTTTAGCATTTGGTTCTCTCTACACCCACGCCCCTTGCGTGGTGTGTCCTCTCAGTCTAGCAACCTAGAAATAGATCACCCTCTCTCTAAGATGAACACTTGGCAAACAACTTAGATCATTTTTATTCATCTAATGTTCACCTAGGGGCCCAACTCAACAAAGGCTATTGACAGCAAAGCTGCCTAATAGCCTTATAATACCTAGGCTATGTATATCATAGCCAGGTATTATTGTTGAGTTGGCGAGGGTCTCCTCTGCTCCCCGAGAACGCCAAGACCAGCCCCCATCGCTGGGGGCTGGCTGGCTGATTACTTACATAACTTTGTGTCCGCAATCACACTTTTCATCGTGGTCGCCACCCAGTGAGCCTTCTGGCAAGCCTAGACTACGCTCCAACAAGTCTAGCCCAGTCCAGAAGGACTCACGCCATCCTGGGCTGTCATCCCAGTCCTGTTGGTGATAGTAGTCTAGAGCATACTCTATCTCGTTCACTAACTGATTAGCGGTTTTTGTAATTGGCTGGTCGGATAGGGTTGCCCAGATTTGTTCTTTTATCATTTTGTGTCCTTATCTATTAGGTGATCTTGTGTGTATTGGTAAAGCCTGCCTAGTAAAAATGATACTACTAAGCCTAGTACTACAAGCCAGTGTGTTGGCATTTGTTTGTCCTTTGTTTAGGGGTTCAGGGGGGGATTGCTCCCCCCCGTCGCCTGTTTGTTTATTCTGCTGGTTCTACTTTAGCCAAGGTGATTAGTACTGTGATTAGTTCTTGGCGTTCTGCTGGTGTTAGTTCCAATGCGATTTCCACAACTGTACCAGAGCCGTTAGCCCCGAGAGTGTGAACTAGCAGGTTGAACATTCCCTTGTCGCCGAAGGTGAAACCCCCGAAGGTATAACGCTTTACATTTTCCATTTTGTTGCCCCTTTGTTTTGTGTGAGCCTTGTTGCTCACAAATACAGACTAAGGCTCTTAGGTAAACAAACAATGCTAGTTAGGTGAACGTCAGGTGAACAATTCCAAGATCGTTAGGTTAACAGCAGGTGAACAGGGGGGGTAGGTTAGGTGAACGCCAGGTAAACAGGCCGGCAGGACGCAGATACGATTGACGACCCAAAAAAGTTAGGCAGTAGCCTAACTTCGTGCCCAAAGGGCGGGGGGAGGCGGCGCAGCCGTTACGGCTTCGTTACCAAATCGTTACTAAATCGTTATAATTCAAATCACCACGTGCTATGCAAACTGTATTAAATATTTGATTATCTCTTTGTTTTAATAGGAATACCTATTTAGCAGTGCTAGCTGCGCCGCCCTATGCAAAAATTACCCTCTGGATATTCTCAGCAATTAATGCTATAATCACCCACTTATCATTTATACTAAAGTAATGGCAAACATTTCTAATAAGCAAAGACGTAAGATAGCTAAATCACAAACTATTATGACTCAGCGGGGTTTTAAAGCTGATAAAGAGGCTATCCTAGGCAATCCTGACGGCCCTGTTAACCAAAAATACAATAAAATGTGGTCTAAAAAAACTAGGGCAACAGAAAATGAGTTTAACAACGCTGAGACTACTATGGGTAGAACCGGGCATTTTAGAGAAGGTCTAAACTTATTTAAAACTGCTCAAGCAAAATCAAACATTAGAACCGATGCGATGTTTAACCCTAAGTTTGAAAAAATGGCAGACAAGGCTTATAACCCTGGTCCTAAGTCAGGATTCCTAAGTAAGGCGAAGAATAAGTAATGAGACCTAAGAAAACGCAATTGAAAAAAAGCGGTGCTGATACCTCACGCAACGCAGCCGGTAAGAACACCTACAGTTTTGGAAATGGTGTAACAGCTCACCTAAGTGATTCTGACCTAAAGCACATGGCCCGTACCGATATGCCGGGCCATGAGTGGCATCCAGCTGACCCTAACGCGGCTAGGGACTGGGATAAGAGTAACCCTCACCACACTTACCTGGATTATGTAAATGGCTGTAAGAAGTGTGAAGACCTGGAAAGCAAGCGGATGCACCCTAACGGCTCTAAGCCTTGGGAGTAAAGTGAAACCACGCGGGCTATACGAGGAGTTTGCACACGGCCGTGCGCCCGAACTGCATCAAGTGCTAGGTGTATTCACCCAAAATAATGCCGTTTTAGGACTAAATGTCATGGATGCACGTAGAATTAATGATGGTATCTTTACTGGTCCAAAAGGTGCCTACCAACGCTATAATGTTTCTGGACAAGCAACAAACGTTGCACAAATACCTTACGGGAGCTCACAATGAAACCAACTGATGGTCAATTTGATAAAGTACATAGTGAAACTATGGGACACCTTAGTAACGCCATTAAATTAACTAGGGGCCTTGCCGATATCTACAGCAACCCTAATATGTCTTCTTCTCAGAAAGAAGCCGCTGTAAACGCTCTAAACTCCTCTATGAGAAGCCCTGAGCAGCCTACAAGCACAGAACATGAATATAATGACGCAATGGCTAATGACCCTCGCTACGAGACTCCTGAAGCCTCTGAGGAAAAGGGAAATGCGATGTTCAAAGCAGAACAGGAAAAGAACAATGGCTGAAAAGAAAAAGGCAACTGGTAAGAAGACCAAGACCCTGGCTGGTAAAACAGCTGACGGTAAAAAGGTTTATGGCCCATTTAAGGGTTCAAAGTCTAATGGCGGACGCCCTATGATGTCTGTTGTGAATAAGGATGGCTCACGCACATCTATTTCGGCCGCTAAATATAAATATGAAAAAACACACGGCAAGTTGCCTAAAGGCGTGGATGTTGACCACAAGGACAACAATCACTCTAACGACAACTCTGGAAACCTACGCGCTCTAAAGCACGGTAAGAACACCGCTAAAGAAAACAAGCGTCGCGTTGGTAAGAAAGAAAACGACAAGTAATGCACCCAAAAGACGAGCAGATGCCCCGTAAATATAAAGGCCAAGGCGGAATGAGCCCTTATGATGCTTTTATTGATTACTACAATGAAGAAAACCAGCGTGAAGAAGACACCGCTAACGCTGTTAAATCAAAGCGTTCTATCAAAGATATTGATAAAGAATACAAAAAGACCGGCAAGACTCTAGAAGTAAGCGGTGATGCTATTAATAGGGCTAAACGTGGCAAGCCTTCTAAAAAAGGCTGGGATATTGCAAAAGATGTCTGGGACTCAATGTCTGAGGCAGAAGCAGCAAAGCACAAAAAATAATTCGGTTTAGATAAGAAATCCGAAACAACTCCCGCCATACTTAATAATATGGCGTTCCGATCAAACGTCTTTAAATCTATCTCTAGAGAAAGTACAAATTAATGTCAAATAACCTAGGTGACGTGCAGGATAGCGGTACGCTATACCCTGTTACCACACAAAAAATCTCTGGTGCAGTAACTAACAGCACTAGCGTAACTCTTTCAGCGTCTAACTCAGCTATCGTAGTTGGTCAGGTAGTTACTGGTCCTGGTGTACCAAACGCTAACGGTATCACTGCTGCTACTACTGTAACTGCAATTAACAGCACTTCATTGACCCTAAGCAACCCTGCTACTCTTGTAGATGGTGTTGTTCTAAACTTTGCTGCTGCGTCTAACTTAAACATCCAGACTGACTTCGTATGGAAGAACATCGCTATTCAGTCAAACGACGACCGCGCAACTACTGCTGCAAACGCTATTGGTGGTGCAGGTGTTCAGTCTGTAACTATCTCAGGTGCAAGCAGCGATGGTAAGGTTACTACCTTCACAACTTCAGCCGCTCACGGTCTAACCGTAGGTGCAACAGTAAACACTGGTATTTATGCTATCGGTGGAACTGTAGCTGCTCCAACAGCTGGTACTACCGTTCTAGCGACCACAGGTTCATCTTCATCAGTAACTCTTGCTGCAACTACCGTTACAGCTGACACTACTCAGAAGACTGTTACCCTAACCACTTCTGCTGCTCACAACATCAGCGTTGGTGAAACCGTTATCATTTCTGGTGGTCTAACCACTGCTGCTGTTTACAACGGTACTTTCACAGCTTTGGCTGGTACAACTGGAAGCACACTAGTAGTTGCTAACGCTGCTGCTGCTGTAGCATCTCCTGCTAACACAACCACTGCTTGTACTATCGCTGTTTACCACTTCGATGTTAACCAGGCTGTAATCCTATCAGTACCTTCAACAACTACCTTCACTATTGCTCAGGCCCTTTCAAACATTAACTCAGTTGCCGCTTCTAATAAGACTGCATCACTAGAGGTTGTAGGAGACTCTTCATGGGGTTACACCACTCCAGTACAGAGCGCTCGTCTAGCAGTTGATTCAATCACTAAGACCATCAACGGAAACTCATACGCAACTCCTGTATATGACGGAAACCTAGTTGATTCAGCGTACTACGGCTTCCCAGCATACAATACTGGTAAGTACAAGGCAACAGCTGCTGCTGTTGGTTCAAAGTCTGGTTCTGCTTACATTTATGTAACTGCTCCAAACAACTTGTCTGACTTTGTAACTCTAGGAACAACTACAGTAAGCATCACTGGTTTCACTGTTGCTGGCCTAAACGTAACTGGCGCTACTGTTGTTGCCGCTAACCTAGATGGTTTTGTGGTTGCTGGTACTAACGCACTTCTAGGAACTTCTGTTACTGGTCAGAACGCACTTGTACAGGTTGTCGGTTGGGGCGTTGCTAACTACAACGTTACTGCCGCTGCTGTTGACGCTACTACAAACACCAAGTACATCTACACCGCACAGAACAACCTACAGGTCGGTGACGTCGTAACCGTTACAGGTCTAACTAACAGCGTATTCAACGTTGCTTCTCAGACCGTAGCTGCTGCAACTGCAACTAGCTTCACTCTAACCAGCCAGACTGCATCAACTGCAGGTCTAACCATCACTGGTCAGGTCGGTAAGGTTGAGTACTCAGCTGCTATTACTAACGTAGATGGCGGTTACTCAAGCGGTACTTTCGGTTACCTAGTTCCTAACGTAATTGGTAAGACTGCTACTTCTGCTGTAGATGCATTTGCTGACCGTGGTATTACCCTTACCGCAGGAAGCACTACTTCAAAGGCTAGCAAGACCGCTGATGGTGTATGGAGAACTGCTGGAAGCGCTTTGACTCAAATTGCTACTAGCGCTACTCACGGCCTTGTTGCAGGTGACACCTTCACCGCTGCTAGCATCACTGGCGTGACTGACGGTGATTACACTGTGCTATATGTGATTGACACATCAAACTTTGTGTTTGTGTCAGGTTCAACCGCAGTTCAGACAACCGCTTCTGGTGGAACTGGAACTGTTATTGGTAAGGTAGGAACTGTACACTCTACCACCCCTGCAGGTAACGCCCGCACTACAACTGCTACTGCTACTTACAGCCTCTGGGCTTAATCACTAAATAATAAAACCCCGGTCGTTTGGCCGGGGTTTTATTATTTAAACTGCTAAAATTACTAAAAAGATAGGATTTAATAATGGCTGATAATATTGAAAAATCTGCTGCTGATAGCATGGCAAGTTCCGAAAAATACGGCGGCTTTGCAAAAATGAGGAACCTTACAAACATTCTCATGGGAAGAACTAGATCAACTACTGATTCAGATGGCGGTAGCTCAACTGGAGGTAGCTCAACTGGCGGCGGAGGAAGAACCGGTAACGGCTGGACTGCAGAAGATTACAAGAACTACGGTGATTGGCAAGAGCGCCACTATGGTCTTCACAATGACGCAGAAGATAAAAAAGTTTACCGTGAGGCTAAGGGACTTGAAGCTAGAAATGATATAGAAGATATTGCTAAAAATAGAGACCTTGGCAGAGAGATACAAAGAAGACGACTTGATTCAGTGGGTTATGGCCCTGGTTTTCAAGGTACAAGCCAGCAACAGGCTAAACCGGGCGGTAGAAGGTCTACAACAACCGCTGCACCTGGAACAACTGCAGTAAAAACCACAACCACTCCTGTTAAAAAAACACGTGGCAAAGCTGTTGCACAAGTGGACTATAGGTCTAATCCTACATTAGATGCAAAAAACAGAGAACCAAACTTTGGTAAAGTTACCCCTAAAGATTTAACTACAACCACTGTTAAACCGGCAACTACTCGTAAAACACGTGGAAAACGAGCTTAAAGTAGATATACGCCGTAAAGGGCCTCTAGCGGCCCGTACAGGCGCTATTACATCTACTGATGTATATGAACGCTTAGAGAGGCCTGTAGGCCGCTCTAAAGAGTTTTTTGATGCCCTTATGCGAGTGTATGCCCCTGTAGTTTCCGGAATACCTACTCATATGAAAGAGCAAGGTCGATGGGACAGCTAAAAAAACACAAAGTTAAAAAAGAGTTTCAAAAAGAAGCTCTATTTAAACCTGCACAAGTAAAAGATACGCGATTCGGTATTCGTAGAATATATTTGGGACAAACGGAAAAGCCAACCACTTTTTCATACATGGACCCTAACACCAACTGGTGGGGCACTAGATAATAGGATTTTATGGATACCAGTCAAATTATTGCGTCAATCTCTGGCCTCTGTGCGGCTCTTAGCCTAATTGGCTTTATAGTTGCCCGATTAATTAAAGGCCACACTAGCGAAATAGTAAATACTCTTGTAAGAGACTATTTGTCAGAACTTAAGCCAAATCACGGCTCATCTCTTAAAGATGACGTTTTATCTATTAAAAAAGACATCACAGACCTTAAAGTAGACATTGCTACTCTAGAAGGAAAGTTTGACCAGCATATCACGGAGAACTTTAACTAAATCTGTTATTATTAATTAATACACTATAAGAAGAAACTTATTACGGTCAAATGAAGATAATTAAAACACAGGCTTATCAAGCCCACCCAGTACCTAGTCATGTGTACTATCCTCCGGAAGACCCACTAGAGCCAGACATTACAGCTCAACCTGAACAGGCGATGGATGATGAAGAGCCGGACTATGAAGAGCGCATATTTAGATGCAAGCATTGCCTTGACCTTGTTCTTGAATTTGATATAGAAGACCACGAGTGTGATAACTAATGGGTGACCGCGAAAATACTAGCTATTGGTTAGACGTTTTACTGCAAGGCTCTCAAGACGGGGCGTCTGCTCCAGAAGATGAAAACTTTGAAATCGATGAGCCTGCGGCATCCATGCCCAATATGCTTCCTACTATTTCCACAAATCCTAAAAGACCCAGAACAGTAAAAGCTGGTTTTGACTACACTACATTTAAAATGATAGTAGTATTTAGAGACGGAACTTGGTGGCAATATAATGGAGTTCCAGTTCAGATTTGGGAAGGTTTTAAAGCAGCAGCGTCTAAGGGAAAGTACTTGACTTCTTCTGGCCTAGACTCTTGGCCAGACATGGGTCCCGCTGACATGGCTGCATTATCCAAGGCCCAAAGAACACAGATAAACGATATGAAGGGTTATTTAGATAACATCTATAAAGGATAAATAATATGAAATCAGTTGGTCCACTATACATTGACACTATTAAACTAAAACACCCAGTATTCCCAATGTTTGAATGGGGCTGGAGCCAGGAAACTGAACACCCATTTAGAGCTAGCAAGGTTTGCCTAGTATTCTGGGTTCCTTTTGCCCCTAGGGGATATGCCATCGGCCTTTGGGGTAACCCAATCGATGAAGACGAAGCCCTTAATAAAGTCTTTAAAGTTAGGAAAACCGAAGCTAAGGAGATTAGAGAATGGTAAAGCTTTTTAAAAAGAAGCGTTGGGACAAGCCTTTTTCTGAAAAGATATCCCGCAGAGTTAAGCGCATATCTACCCCTGACCTGAGTGTGTGGGCAGACCAATCTATTTATGAATTAGGTAGGTTGCTTAACATTTACCAGCGCATTCGTACTCCAGAGGCGCTTAGAGAAGTGCTTTTAGGTGCTGAGGCACTTCATGCTGTAATTGATGAATTAGATAAAAGAACAAACGAAAACTAACCTAGTTAATTATTTTTTTATGTTATCATTAATAAGCCAACCTTCCTTCTCTCCCGTGTGGCACTTAGTAACCCTGAGTCTTATCGGCTCAGGGTTACTTTACTATTAAGGCATAATATGAGTGAATATGACGATTTTGAAGAAGTAGATGAAGAACTCGAAGAACAACTAGAGGTCTACGAAGAGCTGTATGATGACGGCCTGGATGAACTGTCGCGTGAGTTTGTTGACCAACTAATTGATAAGATTATGATATTTATGACTGCCTTAGTCGGTCACCCACTACGCGTTTATCAAGAGCCTTTAGCCAGACGTATTATCGAGTCTGTTGTAATTAACGAAGGTGAAGAAATTACCGCTCTGGCTTCTCGTCAGTCAGGTAAGTCTGAGACCGTGGCGGATACCGTAGCGGCGTTGATGGTTATCTTGCCACGACTTGCCAAGATGTACCCTGACCTACTAGGTCGCTTTAAAGACGGCCTGTGGGTAGGTTTGTTTGCCCCTGTTGAAGGCCAGGCTGAAACCCTGTTCTCCCGTGTTATTTCACGACTTACCAGTGAGCACGCGTTGGCAGTCCTTGAAGACCCAGAGATTGATGATGAGGCTAAGAAAGTCGCTGGTGTGACTAAGCAAGTTAAACTTCTTAAGTCTAACTCCTCAGTTATGATGATGACAGCTAACCCTAGAGCAAAGATTGAGTCTAAGACCTTCCACCTTATCGTTATTGATGAGTGCCAAGAGGCAGATGACTTTATTGTGGCTAAGTCAATTGGTCCTATGCTAGCGTCTACTAACGGTACTATGGTAAAAACTGGTACCCCTACCACTCACAAAAACAATTTCTATCGCGCTATTCAACTTAACAAACGCCGCGCTACTGGCCGTGGTGGTAAGCAAAATCACTTCCAATGGGACTGGCGTGACGTAGCCAGAGCTAGCGAGGACTATGGAAAGTTTGTCCGTAAAGAGATGCTTCGTATTGGCGAGGACTCTGATGAGTTCCAGATG